ACGACATAAGTAAACAAGATGATGATAATATTAACAATGCCCTCACCGCTATCCTAAAAGAATTTGAGGGGTTGGAGAAAGACCTTGCCTTTTATAAAAAATGGATGATTGTTTACAAAAAGCGTTCTAAGCAGTTGAAACAATCCCAGCTAACCAAAGAAGAATTTCACACCATAGCTTGTGAGTATATACCAAAGTGGACTAAGGGTGAACTTGATAAACTATGGGAAGCCTTAACCGAAGGGCATTGGCTTAATATAGATAGACCTAAACAGCGAGAGCTTGATGATGAAATATTTATTAAACATATTCAGTCACATTTACAAGAAGGTCAGAAAGTGATATGTAAAATATGCGGTAAAACAGTAGAGGAAATAGCCACAGCTTTTAAGAAAGGAAAATTATGAAATTAGTTTATATAAAGTGGATTGATGCCCACAGTGAAACAGGGTGGAAAAACGAAAAAGAATTAAAAGAATACGCTGATAAAGAAGATTGTATAGTTGAGGAAGTAGGTTGGTTATTTAAAGAAACAAAACATTGCATTGTTTTGGTAAGTCGTAAATTAGAATGGACAATAGATAATTTAAAGCAATATGGCTTAATACAAAAAATACCTAAGACTTGGATAATAAAAAGGAAAGTGCTTACGCTTTAAAATAAGAAAGGGGAGATATGAAAGAACACAAGCTGCAATTTAAAGCAGTAAAGATAAAGGGTGTATGGTATGAGCCGATAACCGAAGCAACTACAAAGGAAAAGCTAAAAAGTCATATTGCCCAGTTACAGAAATACCATGCAGAGTATGTTTTATTTAAAAATGAAGTAGGCTACCAACTTATGATACCAAAAGAGGAATATGATAGAATTGATAAGAAATACAAATATGTTACAAAAGAAATGCCGCTACCTGGCTCTGGCCCGCGCCACTGCATTAAGTGTAGGAAGTCATTTAGAAGCAAGGGGTATAAGGATAGGTTATGCAAGGAGTGTTTCTTAAAACTACAAAAAAATAATTAAGCGTCTTGACAAAGTAATCATTATATTATATATTTAAATTGAGGCAAGGTCGCTCCTTGCAGAGTTTGGGGAATGGTAAGCTTACCTTATCATTCCCTTTTTTTATTGATTAAGGTTGAAATGAATTAAAATGAAAAGGATTACATATTAATACTCGCCAGCAACTTTATAAAAGGTATCGCCTTGAAAGTATGAGCAAATATTCTGCTGCTCGAAAGGCAGGGTACTCTCACAATACCGCAATTAACGCTAAAGCCAAACTTGATGATAGGATTGGTATGGAGTTTTGGCTTGAAGCACAAGGTCTTACCGATAACAAACTCGCTGAACACGCTCACAATGGTCTTAATGCTAATAAAACAATCGGCTACTTGCATCAATATAAGCAAAAAGGGAAAAATGGTAAGTTAGAAAAGATTAAACCTGATGAGGTCATCTCTAATGAGTTTGTAGAAGTGCCTGATTGGTCTGCAAGACATAAGTATCTTGAAACAATCTTAAAGCTTATGGGGAAAATAAAAGAAACACCCTTAATTGACCAGTCGCAGCATACTCATTACACGGTTAAATGGGAGAAAAATGCCGAGCATAGTGATAGATTACCAGCCCCAGGAATACCAAAACGAGATACACGATAACCCATCAAGGTATAGGGTTATCGTTATTGGTAGGCGAGGGGGTAAGACAGAATTGCTCCTCCAAGAGCAGATTAAGAAAGCATATCTTGATAAAGGACTTCATTGGATAATAGCCCCTTCCTATAAACAAGCTAAGTCAATTTGCTGGACACGCCTAAAAGCAATACTGCGGGTTGACCCTGCTTGGAAATATAACGAACAAGAACTTTATGCTGAACACCTTAAAATTGGTACAAAGATTGAGTTAAAAGGCGCGGACAACGAAGATAGTTTGCGCGGCTCTGGTTTAAAAAGTGCTGGATTAGATGAATGTGCTATGATGAAACCAAATGTATGGCCAGAGATTATACGCCCTATGTTAGCAGACTCACAAGGTCCTGCTACCTTTATCTCTACCCCTAAAGCTCATAATTGGTTTTATGATTTATATATGAAGGGCGTAAACCAAGAAGAGGGTTGGGTAAGCTGGCAACATCCTACCGCAATAAATAAATATATAGCGAAAGACGAAATAGAACAAATGAAGAAGGATATGTCTGATAGATTATTCAGGCAAGAAGTGATGGCAGAGTTTTTAGAGGATGACGCTGGTGTGTTTAGGGGTGTGCGTTCTTGTATTGTAGGGGAATTAATGCCATCAGTAGCAGGTAGGTTTTATGTAATGGGTGTTGACTTAGCAAAGACACAGGATTTTACGGTGCTTACAGTAATAGATAGCACCACAAGAGAAGTGGTAGCCTTTGAGAGATTTAAAGATATAAGCTGGCCAGAGCAGAAGATACGCATACAAAGGTTAGCTCATAGATACAACAATGCCTTAACTATTATAGACTCTACAGGAATAGGTGATCCGATTGTTGATGACTTACAACAAGCAAATATAAGCCTTTATTATGATGGCGAAAGACCTGGGTATAAGTTTACCAATGATTCTAAGGGGCGGTTAATTGACCAGCTTGTGATAGCGATAGAGCAAAGGTTGATTACTTTCCCAAGGATAGATGTTTTGATTGAGGAATTAAGACAGTTTACCTATATTTTAGGACAGAGTGGAAAGATTAAATACAGTGCGCCAGAGGGTAAACACGATGATTGTGTAATTTCATTAGCATTGGCTAATTGGGGTATTCGTTCTTATCTTCACTCTGCACAAGTTATTAAGAAGCAAGAGGAAGACCCGATAGACCGTCAAGGGCATGGTGAATTAATTGAAGCAGGTCAAAAGGTAGCAATGCCTTGGCATTACGGAGGACAAAATGGGGAATAAATTGGGGGATAAAATGGATATAAATTATCGTAAAGGTGCAGAGTTAGTTGAAGATGCTATTATAACCCTTAAGAATAGAAAAGAAGTAGTGCAAAAAAGACTTGATGAATTGCAACAGCAAACAACACAGGAAACTGAAGAAAAACAACAAATAGATGCTGCTATTGTAGAGCTTACATCTGATAAAAAGAAATTAGAGGCAGGAAAATGAGTAGAAAGACTACACACCCTGAAGGCTTAAAAGAAGTTTATTCAGTAAAGATTACAGAAGAAATTAAAGATTTTGTTTCCAATACAGCCAAAGATGTAATGGCAGTTGATAGAACTATTTGGGCGAATAAAATAGAGGAATTAGTGAGGCTTCGCTTTGGTTACAGGCAGAAGAAAGATACTTTCTGGAACGGGCAGGCAGATTATTCAATACCTTTAATTGATTCTCATATCAACCGCATTAAACCCTCATATATAAACCTTCCCTTTGGTACATCACCTATTTGCACCTTTGAGCCTTATGGTTCTGAAGATGTTGAGCCAGCTAAGAAGAGAGAGCTTTTATTTGATTGGCGTATGAGGACAAAGGTTAAATTCTTCCAAGAGTATTGCATTGGTACAGATAAAGCCCTTGAAAAAGGGTCGGTAGTATTTAAGACAGATTGGGAATATACCACAAGAAACTATCAAGATGAGTTTGATTTAGAGGACTTAAACAGAGAAACTCTTACCGCTATTAAAGACCCCAGCGTAACAGATGAAGCATTACTTGTAATAATTATTGAAGAATTAGGGGTTGACCCTGACTTTGAGGAGAACCTTGAGGAGATAGACAAAGCCATAGTAAAGTTTAGGGAAGGGGAAACAAAGTTTAAGTTTAATTTTATTGAGGTTGAGAACAACAGACCCAAAGTAACTGCTTGTGATATTAAAGAGGACTTAGTTGTTCCTACCGATACAACCGATATTCAGTTAGCGAGATTTATAGACCAGCCATTTACAAGGACTACTACTCAATTAAAGAACGATATGGAAGTTGAGAAGTACAAAGAATACAGCGATGATGAGATTTCTGGTTGGGGTGATAAGAAAGGCAATTCATCTGAACAAGATGATGTAATTAATCTACACGAAACTTGTGTATGGTATGACATAAATAATGAAGGGGTAAAGAAAAGATGTATCGCAACCTATCCGGATAACAACCCCAATGATGTGTTAAGGTTTATTGAAGTACCCTATGACCACGGATTGTTTCCTTATGTGCAGGTAAGAAGAGAGTTAAACGATACAGGCTTTTACACCCCAAGAGGCATTCCCGCGCTTGATGAGGACTTCCAAAAGGGCATATCTAAGGCGATAGAGCAAGCAGAGGATAATGGCACGATAGTCAACAGGCCTGTGGTGGTAATGAGAAGAAACACTGTTACCAATCTTAAAAACAGAAGGTATGTTCCAGGTGAAACGGTTGAAACCAATGGGCCAACATCTGATTATGAGATAAGGCAACAAGCGAATATAAGCCAGCCTATCCTTTATCAAGCTGCTCAATATCTAAAGTCTTGGGCGGATCAAAGAATAGGCAACGTAACATCAGGGTTAAGCGAGATAAACAATCTCCCAGGTACAGGCCCAGGGGGCAAGAAAACAAAGGCAGAGGTTGATTTAATATCATCCTTACAGGGTGAGGTACAATCGCTTGATTTAATGGTATGGCAGCAACAAATGGCTGGAGTGTATTTTCAGATAGATGCTCTCTATGAGCAGTTTGGTGATGATGAAGAAGAGATTTTAATTACAGGCGAGGAACCGCAGAAGATGACAAGGCGGGAAACACAAGGCAAGTTTAATGTAGTGCCTAATGGGCGGTTAGACAATACTAATCCTGTTTTAAGGGCAAACAAAGCCTTTAATTTGCTAAAGATATTTGCTGGAGACCCTGATATAAACCAATATGAGTTAAAGAAGCTATTTTTAACCGATTATGACTCAAGGATAGGTAAGAAGATTCTATATAGCCAAGAAGATAAGCAACGAAAACAGCAAATGCAAGAGCAGATGATGGAACAGCTAAAAGAGAAAGCCAATCAAGAGGGTATAGAAATGAGGCAGGTTGAGATACTAATGGATGTATGGAAAGAGAAAATGCTTGAACCAATACAAGGCAAGAAATATGCGCCAGATTAAGGGGAGATTATGACATTTGATGAGAAGATTAAAAGGAATAGCATAGATGACCAGATAGAAATTGGGCAGATTGTAGAAGGTGCATTAAAAGGAAATTTTGGAAGTTTACTAAAGTGTATTATTGCAGGCATAATATCTGAAGAACTTGAAGATGGGCGCAGAGATACAAATATACCAGCCGATAGAACTTTGGGCAGGATTGAGTCGTTGGATAAGCTAACAGAACGACTTGACCAATGTGTGGATATTAAAAGTCAATTATTAGTTGAGAAGCTAAAGGACAACGAAGTAAAACCGTCAGGCGAAGCCCCTAAAGGCTAAAAACTTATGAGTGCCTCAATCACTTAAAACTGTGCAAGCCTGACAAGCCTCCCACTGGCTATAAATGAGAGAAAGGAAAGGTGTAAAATGGTAGTAGAAAACAAAGAAATAGACCCGCAAGCACAAAAGGATTTGCTTGCGGAAAACAAAGATGTCGAGGATAGGAAGAGAGATGCGGCGAATGCCGTTATATCTACCCTTAATTTGCCTTTGACTGATGAGGAAAAAGGTAAAGAAGCAAAGAAGGAGCCGAAGAAGGAAGAGGAGCCAGCAAAGAAAGAGGATAAGAAAGAATCCGAAGTAGAGGAGTTTGAGTCAGATAAAACAGATGATGAAATCCTTAAAGCTAAGGATGAGGACTTAACCGAGAAGGAATTGACTTACAAGAAGCAGCTTAAATCCGATGACGGCAATGAGGAGTTAATCCCTAAGTCCAAGTTTGAGAAAACTATCAATAAAATGCAGAAACGTATTGATGATTTGACAGCTAAGACACATAAGGAGGAACCATCAAATACCGACTCTGATACTGCAAGGCTTGAGAAAATGAGCCTTGATAAGCTTGATATGCACAAACAAGCTGTTAAGACAGAAATTAGGGCATTGACTCGTGGTCTTGCAAAGGGCGAAGAAGTTGATGAGAAACGTCTTGATGACTTAGAGGTTCTTTCGGATAAAATTGATGAATCTGTAAAAACATATCCTACAAGGTTTCGCAAGACACAGATAAAACTCTTTAATGAGGTAGGAGATGAGATATCAAATGACTCCGAGATTGAGAACTTAGAAGAAGCTGTCCCTGAAATTAAAAAGCTTGCCGAATCAATTTATGCTCAATATCCCAAGCTTCAAGGGAGTGAGGAAGGGCAGGCAATGGCTCTAAGACTGGCAGCAGACCATTGGAAAATAAAGAAATCGTTTTCCGTTGGCAAAGAAAGGGTAGATGCAACAGGCAAAACGCTTAAAAGACTGAAGCGCAAGACTACGCTTGACAGCAATATTCTCAAAGGTGAAAAAGGCAAAACCAAACTTACTGATTTGCGAAAGAAAGCTGGTAGGGGTGGTACTGATGAGGATAGGAAGAATTTTGTTAAAGCGGATGGAATGTTTGGCGTTGATGACCTTATCCCCGATGAATTTAAAGAAAGGTAAGGGAACATGGCAGGTTATTTAACAAGTTATAGTGCAATAGGGAATCGTGAGGGGTTGACGGATGTCATAGCTGACCTTTTTGCTGATGAAACACCTGTATATAGTATGAGCAAAAAGATAAATGCTACCTCCACGAAACATGAATGGCAAGAGGATGCACTTGCATCAGCAAGTAGGACAGGTATTGTTGAGGGTGCGGCTTTAAGCTATTCAAGACCGAGTGTAAGGACAAGGCTTTACAATTACACTCAAATACGCCTAAGAAACTGGGATGTATCCTTTACCCAGATTTCCGTATCAAAGGCAGGCATAAAGGATGATATTGCCCGTGAGGTAATGATGGCAATGAAAGAGATTGCTACCGATTACGAGAAGATTATTCTCTCAACGGGTGATAGGACAATAGGTACATCAGCAATAGGTAGAGAGTCAAGAGGTATCCTAAGTGCTATTGCAACCAACACTGGACTAGGCACTGATGGTACATCTGGAGCAGCAGTTAGTCAGCTTACCGAAGATGTAGTCAATGAAAGATTGCAGGAGATATGGGATGCTGGCGGAAACCCAAGAGCATTAATTTGTGGTGGCTATCAAAAGAGAGTAATCTCTAAGAAGTTTTCCGCAAAAACTGGGTTCACTTTCAACATTGAAGCTTCAACGAGGCAAGCGATTGCTAACATCAATAAGTATGAAGGTTCATTCGGAACATTGGACATCATACCTGATAGACACATCGAAGTAGCACGCTTAGCTATAATTACACCAGAGATGCTGAAGATAGCCGTTCTTAGGGATATCAGGCAGTACAAAGGCGCGCCAACATCTTCAACCATTAAAGGATGGCTTGAAGGTGAAATGTGCTTGCAGTGGGGCAATGAGAAGGCTCACGCAGAACAAAGTCAGTTAAATAGCTCAGGTGCAATAAGCTGAGGCTATTTATTAATTATAAGGGGGGCAGATTACTACTGCCCCCTTTAGGGGATTAAGATGGAACAAACCTGTAAAGAATACAACGAGATATACAGAGATACAAAGAGATACAAAGACCACTATTCAAAGTCAATATATTATCCTCTTTGGCGCAAGATAGTACATATTTTGAAGAATTTAAATGACCCTCATATTTTAGAGATAGGTTGCGGAACAGGGCAGTTAGCACATTATTTATACGATGAGAAACTTAGGAATTATCAAGGGTTTGATTTTAGCGAGGAAGCTATAAAGATTGCTAAGAGTAAAAGCCCTCAAAACTTTATGGTAGCAGATGCTTATGATAAAAAGAATTACGAAGGGGATTATAACATAGCCATAGCGACAGAGGTTTTAGAACACATAAAAGAAGATATTGGTGTTATAAAGAACTTAAAGAAGGACACAAGGTTGATATTTAGTGTACCCACTTTTTACTGCAAGGGGCATTTAAGGTATTTTAAGTCAGGTATTAAGATAATGAATCATTATTTTGATTGTTTGAATATTAAGCGTTTAATGAATTTTAAATATTGGTTATTAGGCTTAGGAGTAGTTAAATGAAACAGAATATTCCAAATGAAGAATTAAGAACTAACGCTGTTGCCGAGGTTCTAAAAGAAAATCCCCAAGCAATATCTAATCTCGAGTCATTTTTCTATAAGGTATCTGATAAATTTATTCAGAATAAACTCTATACCTTCCCTAAACTTTGCGTAGAGGCACGAAAGGTTAATTACTTAAAACAGAAAGAACTCAAAGAGCAGGGCAATCCTAAAGGGTGGAGTGATAAAAAAGACTTTAAGTTTGCCTATGTAATACCTACCGAACTTTATATGTTTATGACAAATATGGTTTATAGGAACTTTTGGGATAACAAAAACCAGAAGGTCTGGCGATCCTTTATGAGAGGGATAATGCGCGGGGATGAGCCAATGGGCTTATTACGCAAGGTAAAGGTCTATTACGGTGCTGTATCAAAGCAGGTGGCATAATGGGACAATCACTTATTAAATTAGCCAAGAAAGATATATCAAACAAGTCTATATTCAATAATCGGCTGGTTGTTGAACTTTGCGAGCAATTTCATTTCCATTATAGGAATTTACGCATTACATTGAGTCTAAGTGACTTTATTGAGTTAAGCAGGGGATTAGTCGCAGCACTTGATAGATGGGGCAAGCTGGGGCAACCAGAGCCGAAAAAAGGCACACACATAGAGTTATGTAGGAAGAAAGTAGCCACAGATGCTTATAATGCCGGAATACAGGTTAATCTTAATAAAAACCTCTATAATGAGAATAAAGATAAGATATTTTCTGAAGGTGCAGGGTTTGAGGATGAAAAATATATACATATCAAGTGTAGAGATTTACGGTTGGAATTAAGTTTAAAAGAGTTTGAGGAGTTTAGTAATGCCGTTACCGAAGCCAAGAAAAGACTTAAAGATAGCGATACTTGTGCCGTGTTACAAAAGGCCTGAGTACGCAGTCAAGTGCATTAAGGCGTTAGAGGAAGCGCAGGAATATAAGAATACGCATTTTGTTCTTATTGATGATGGGTCAAACGATGGAACAGATAAGATATTAAATGGTTCTAAGTTGCCTAACAAGACAATAGGTATCCATAAAGAAAATAAGGGTCTTCGTAATACATTGATAGAATTTATTGCATGGGCAAAATTTAAAGATTTTGACATTATGGGTGTAATAGGTAACGATTGCTTAGTACCTAAAAACTGGCTTAATGACTTACTTGATATATTTGAGAAATCAGATGTAGAAATACTATCTCCTAATGTATTCCCTTCAAATGCTGCTTTTAAGCATGGCAAGGAACAGGGATTGCCTTATATGCCTTCAAAGATAGTAGGTGGTCTTTGGTTTATGTATATGGATTTAGTTAAGGATATTGTATTTAAGAGGCATGACATTAAAGGGATTACAGGGGCATTTAATATATTAAAACAGATACTTATAGAAAAAGACCCGAAAGTAGGTTGGGCATCGAAAGTTGTAGTCCAGGATATAGGACATTGGTCAGGATTACATTCTCAACATATAAAAAGCCAAAAGCATTTTGATTATTACCAAGAGGTTGGTAGAGGGGTAGATTGGTGAAGATTTTAATTATTGGTATGGGTGAGGTAGGACAAGGATTGTATAAGGTATTAAGCAAGTCTTATGGCGATATTTACACCAAAGACAAAGAAGAACAAATACCCTTTAAGGTAGATGTTCTGCATATCTGTTATCCATATCATAAGAATTTTGCCGCAACAACAAACTCTTATATTGGCCCTTATAGACCAGAATTGACCTTTATCCATTCCACTGTTCCTGTGGGCACAACCAAAGAATTAAATGAGTTGTTATATTCGGAGTTTTTAGATAACGCAGTAATTCATGCTCCAATTAGAGGCGACCATTCTTGTATGGAAAAGGGCATAGAACTGTATCCTATGATGTTTGGCGGAGAGAACGAACAAGATATTAAAAAGGCTATTGATTATTTAGCCCCTACGCTAATTCAAGGTTATCCTGTAATACCTTCTTCCGTATCAGAGTTAGCCAAGCTTTTAAGCTTAACACAGTATGGGGTTGCTATTGAGTTTGCCAGATATGCTAAGAAATGTTGTGATAAATTCAATGTTCCTTATGAGGCAATTAAGCAATATACGAAATCATATAATGATTTTTTAACACAAGTATCAAATGAAGATATTGGTGAAAATCACAAGAAGTTTAATCTTAACCCGCCTGAAGGAAGAATAGGCGGACACTGTGTCTTAGAGGGGATGGAAAAAATAAATGCGCAAATTCCTACAGAGTTTATATCTTGCCTTATCAAGGGCAATGACGAATTGGTTAAATAGAGTATTTCTTAATTTAGATAATACCGTATGGAGATATACAAATATTTATCCTACTGCCAAGATAGGTAAAGATAACACAATAGGTTCTTATGTGGAAATAGATGATAATGTAGAGATAGGTGATAATAATAGGATTGGGGCATTTACTTTTATACCAAACAATGTGGTGATAGGTAACAACTGCTTTATAGGACCAAGGGTTACTTTTACAAATGACAAATATCCCCCAAGTGGCAAGGGGCAATGGGGGCATATTTATGTTGAAGATGGTGCTTCAATAGGCGCGGGTAGTATTATCGTGACTGGTGTTATAATAGGGGAAAATGCTTTGATAGGTGCTGGAAGTGTTGTAACAAGAGATATACCGGCTGACCAAGTCTGGTATGGTGTACCTGCTGTATTTGCGAGGAGAAGATGATAGACACTATGGCAATTAAAACCCATAAAGACGAAGTTTATCAACCGATACCTTTTCTTGAATATGAAAAAATGGAAAGGATTATTTACAAATGTTATTAGCTTGTCATCAGCCAAATTTTTTGCCTTGGATGCCTTTCTTTGAGAAAATGCACAAAAGTGATATATTCGTTATTCTTACAGAGGTACAGTTTGAAAAGAATAGCTGGACTAATCGTTGTCAGGTAAATGGTAAGTGGTGGACTAATCCTGTAAACCATGGGAACGTGCCGATAATAGATAAATACTACACCACAGGACAATCACTTCTTAATATTAATATGCAATGGATTTATTCTGTTGCTAATTTACTGGCGATAGACACAAAGAAAATAAAGTTTGATTTTCCGACAAATAAAAAAGGAACAGAGAGAATAGTTGAGATATGCAAGAAATATGGGGCAGATGAATACTTAACTAATCCTGATGCTACTAAAGCATATCTTGATAAGAAATTACTCAATGATAATGGTATTAAGCTTGTGCCGTTTGTGAGCAAGAACAGAAAGCATCCATTTGAGTTGTTTTCGGAGATAGGTGTGGAACAAACAAGGAGTTTATTAAACAAGGACAAGTAATGCAAGATATAAAACAGTTTTTCTCATATATGAATGATATAAGCTTTTCTTACATTGTATTAAGAAACTGGGAAGGACTACCTTATCAAGTTGAATTGGGTAGCCACTCCGATTTGGATTTGCTTGTTTATGACTTTGACCACTGGAAAGAGATATATCCTAAAGCAATTCAGGTTTACCCTGCTCCCAGGGTACAGTTTAAAGTACCTGTGAATGGTAGCTTTATACAAGTAGATGTCCGAAGCATTGGTGATGGTTACTATCCTGTTAGCTTTGAGAAACTTTTACTTGAAACACGAGTATATAACCCTAATGGATTTTTTACTCCTAACCTACCACTCCATAGGATAGCATTATCTTATCACGCTTGCCACCATAAAAATCAAAATAACTATAAAAAGTGGCTTGGTGATGTATCCACAGAGGAAATTCTAAAGGCATTAAGGGAGTCCGATGTAGGTTGGACTAAACCCTCTGACCCGACAGTAGGCAGGTTTAATCAGTATATGAAAGGTGCAACGGCTTCTATTGAGAAAAAGGATGGTAAGGTTATTAAGAAACAGACCGCCTATAAGGAATATGATTTGATCGGTAACGAAGCTCGTATTCTTGCAGGTTGTAATTCAAAACACTTTCCTCAAATATATAGAATGGGCGAAGATGATATAGAGATAGAGGATTGTGGAGAAGAATTAATTGTCAAGAACTTGCCAAAGGATTGGAAAAAACAACTCATAGAGATTATAAAGGATTTGAAGGAATATAAGATAGAACACCGTGACATACAACCTAATAACCTAATGGTAAAAAATGAAGTAATAAAACTTATAGACTTTGGATGGAGTATATTAAAAGATGACCCGAAGGATAATCCCCCTTCCTGCTTGGGTTATCCCTATCGTGCAAGCTGGGGGCCAGACGATAACTTTGCAATGACTAAGGTTATCAGAGAGTTTGAATATCAGGAGGAAGAAAATGGGATACAATCAAAAGGGTAAGAGGGATGGCAGCGGGCCACATAAAGACTCGTATAGAAGAAAAGGCGAAGGCAAGTCGAATGGCAGGCGAAAAGCCGCTGGAGAAACTTGTCCTTTCGGTAAACAATGAAAATCTTAGGTTTTGAGAGGAGCGTAGGGGCGGCTAATCATTATAGAGTTGTGCAGCCGTTATATAAGCTTCAACAACATAAGCTGGCGGATATATTAACCCTACATCCGCAGAATGCTATGGATTTGGAGTTTGTAACACAGAAGATAATTGAAACGGATATTATTCTATTCCAAAGACCGCAGGATGATAGGTGGTTTAACTTTCTAAAGATAGCACAAAAACACGGTAAAATTATAGTTGCTGATTATGACGATCATCCATATAATGTATCTCCCCTTAATCCTGCCTATCGCTATTATGGCACAACCAACGTACAGTTTAAGTGGCCTGACGGTAAGGTTGATATGCTTTGGATAGACGGAGAAAATGGGTTTAGCATAGAGGATAATATTACTCGGCAGGATTATTTTAGAGCAGCATTTAAAAGGTCAGATATGGTAAGCACGACAACGCCTATATTGCAGGAGAACTTCCTAAAGATAAATAAGAATACTGTAGTTTTGCCAAACTTGGTTGATTTTGACCTTTACCCGCAAGTTGAGTGTGTGAAAAAAGAGGTAAGAATAGGTTGGCAGGGTGGTAATTCTCATTATGAGGATTTATTTATGGTTTCAAAGGCGATTAAGAAAATAATAAAAAAATATAAAAATGTGAAGTTTGTATTCTTTGGTGATATGAGTATTGCGGGTTTGTTTAAGGATGTTCCAAAGGACAGAATAGAATGGCATAATTGGGTAAAATATGTGGCTTATCCTTATAAGTTGGCGACCTTGAATTTAGACATAGGATTATGTCCTGTGATTGATAATGAGTTTAACAGAAGCAAGTCAGCAATTAAATATCTTGAATATTCAGTAATGAAGATACCGACTATTGCCTAATGTACCGCCTTACTCTCC